ACCGCTTGAGTCTCTTCTTTGATGATTTGTTTTAATTGTTCTTTTGTAATATTCATTTGTATCTCCTTGTTATGGTAATGAAGTTTTTGGAAGATTATCTAGACCTAAGTCCATGTAGAGCGAGTTCATCAATTCGAAAAGATCTTCGGCTTGTAGCGTGTAATAACTTAAGATTTCCGTTAAATTGTCCACAAGGTTTTGTCCTTCGATTATCATCAGTTCGTCAATCTCAAATCCACTGATACCAGCCGATTTCATTACAAATGAAAAATATCCTGCTCGGTCAAGAACTAAATCCATAGTAATTATTTTGGGCGAAATCTTTTCTTTGAAAAGGTCTGATTTAAACATCGGGAGACTCTCTCCAATCTTTCTGGTTATTCGAGCTTGGCCACTCAAGATAAGAGATCTCCAAGGCTCTTCTGTCTCATCCCCACTCAATTGATCGAGAGCGTTTTCAATCGTAAAGTTCTCCAAGTAATGACCTCTGTCATCCCAAAAGGTAATTCCTTCCTCCAGTTGCTCGGAATTGCTGCTAGCAAAAATGGTGTCGGAGAGTTTTTCCAAGTAGTTTCTTGTTCTATCCGATCTTTTTGTCTTTGTTTTTTCGCTCAATACGTGAGAAAGCTCTTCTTTGATAATTCTTCGCAGATCTTTGTTTGTAAGTTTCATATTAAAGTCCTTGCAATTGCTGATTTGCCCAGTCCCAAAGGGTTACTTGATCCTTATCTAGAAACGCTTCGATCAGAGAATAAAGTGTTGAGTCGTTTTTAAGAGCGTCGCCTTCGAACTTGACCACTTTTTCATGATGAATCCGATCTTTCCCTATGAAAATTCTAAACTGGATACTCGGGACGCGGCTGGTGCTTGGACCTCTGTCGAGTGGGTTCGGTACACTAAACTTCATGACTACATTTTCTGGACTATTTTGAAAGAATTCCCAACGCTCTTCTTCTGGAAGTGTGCCCATAATTGCCTCTAGATGACCTAGTAAAGGCATTGCTGCCTTAAAATAAGCTTCTGAAAACCTTTTTAGGCCAATCCACCGAAAAGCCTCAATGGGTGTTCCACCCTTGTGTTCTAACATGGTTTCAATTGCTTCCTCGATTGTTCTTGGTTTCAATAAGGCGTCTGGGTCATTTTTTCTTGTTTCGTCATCAAATGTCAATGGGTGGCTAAAAAGCACTACCGATCTCAATGAAGAGGCTAGGCTGTTCAGGAATTCTAAATTTGCAATTGTTTCATCCGCAACTTGACGCTTATCACCTTTTTCCTGAAGAACATTGGTTAGTTCTTCCTTGATGATTCTTTTCAATGTTTCTTTTGTAAGTTTCATCCTTTCTTTCCTTTGGCTGATTTCTTGCCCCAAGATTTACCTTTGCCCTTCTCCTTACATGCGCCCGGGGTAGGTCTGCACGAGGGGTACTTGCTTCTCTTTTCGCCTTCGGCTCTTCCGCAAGATTTATATCCACCTTTACCGTCAGGAGCATTACAGTCAACCCAGCCGCCTTTTGAACCTTTGGCTCCTTTGCGACCGAACCAATCTCTTAAAGACGACTCTTTTGAGGACTCAGTACCGGCTTTTTTTTTCTTTTCTTCGTCAAGCATCGGACCTTCGCACATTTCTTTTGCTTCTGCCTGACTTAGTCCTTCGGGCCTATCAGCTCCTTCTTCTGCCATAGCGCACATATATCGCCTTTGTTTTTCAGAATAAACCTCGTCAAGCTCAAGTTCTTCGTTCTTCTTCGAGTTGCCCCAATTTTTTGCTCCAACCTTGCGACATTTAACTAAGGCACCAGAAGCATAAGCGGAAGGCCAAGTATCATAGCGAGACTTTACTTTATGATAGCAAGCGTCTTTCTTGCCTTTTGACTTCTTCTTTTTTTTCTTTTTGCGCTTTTTCTTTTCTTCAATTGTATCAAGTTTGGTATAATATTTTGGATCCTCGATCAAATGATCCATTGCGATTTCATGCGCATAAGCTTGATCGCTTGTATGCTCCATTTCAACCTCAATTCCTTTCTGCAATTCGGCTTCAATTTCTTCAACGGGAACACCATGAATTTTAGCGATTTGGCGGTGTTGCGCTTCCATATTGCCTTGCAGGTTGGCTCCTAAACCGCCGGGAATCTTTTCTTTACTTTCCCTAATAATGACTCTAAACTTCATAATAAACCCTCTTATTGCTTATAAATAGTTTCTTTTTAGCCTTTCCAACCAAATAACTGTCTTAGGAAGGCTTTAACGACCAACTCTTTATCGGCGTCGGTCTCAGCTTCTTGTAGCAACCAAGAGTATGTAGATTTTTCTCTTTTTATCTCCATATCAACTCTGCCAATATCTTCTCGCAAAGATTCAATCGCCTCGTCGTATTCTCCGATCCAAATCTCATATTTATCAACAATATCAAACAACTCTCCCCATTTTGCTTCAGACCTAGCAGACATTGCTTTCTTAAAAGCTTCAGAATACTCCCATTTTCTTGGGTCGTCATTGTCTAGTTTATCGGGGTGAAGCTTTTTTGCTATTTCTTTAAATATCTTTTTAAATTCTCTTTTGTTTGCCTCAAGCTTTTGAATGACTTGTGTGCTTAATTCAGAAGATTCAATCTTCTCAAATACTGCTTCAATCTTTTGCTGGTTTTGCTTATTAAGTTCTGTTAGATCTACATCATTCTCAGCGCACCATACCCTATAATACTCTTCAAATTCCAAATGTCCTTCTTTAAGGACTTCCTTGATATATTGTAACTCATAATCCAAAGTCCTGAACTCATTAAGTAATTTTAAAAACTTGAGCTTTTCTTTCATTCTAAATCCTCCGCAACTCTATTATATTTAGTTCTCACAAGGACTGATTTCGGTCTCTTTACGCTCATTTGTCTCGAAGCAACGATAAAGTCAGTATATTCCTCCCAGCTTCTAACATTAAAGAAGTTTTTGACAGGGATGATTTCACTTTCTTCAAGCTTTAATGGGGCAAAAACTTTTTCAACCCCAAACCAGCGAGCAGACCACCTTTCTTCAACAGGAAGAAATTCATTGCTCATGGGGGCGGAGCCGGGTACCTTTATACCTGTACCCGTTCTAATGACTCTCCTGAACTCTAACCAATCATTTTTGTCGAAAGTGAACGAAGTGAACATTCCGTCTTTAACACCAAAGCCATTAGAAGTCATATAGACGTTTTTTGAGCCATGAATGATTTTCCTGTGTTCTCGGATTTGAAATGGCTCTGTGTAAGACTGCGCGAAGGATACATAATATCTTGAAGGAGTCGCCCACTTTGTTAAAGAGCTAGTTACCTTAAAGGCAGTTAAGGCCCCATGAATCACCGACCAAGAAAGACAGTCAATCTTGTCTCGATTCTTTAATGGAACAGGCACATAAAAAACAGGAATTCTTCTTTTAGACTCATGAGGAATTGGGTCAAACTTTCGGTTGTTCCAAATCGGGTCAAATACCCAGTCTCCAATCTTCTTTCTTATGATAGGAGCTAGATTGTCATTTGCAACAATCCAGATAGATTTGCAGCCAGCCCAAGCACACTCAACAACTGCTGCTTCTATCAAAGAATATCCGCTTGCTATTGGCATAAGACAGTCGGGCCAAGGTTGATTAAAGTCGTATTTATCGTGTCCTGCTATGGGAATTATCCCAACCAAGTTTTTTCCTGTGACGTGAGTTTCTTCCACATTATCCATTCTTTACCTTCCTTTTGTTTCATGTTGTATACTTCTTTAAATGACATTTTTTGTTCTATTCTCGGCAATATCTTTCTGTCAACAAAATCAAACTTAACCTTCTTGTGATATCTTTTGTCTCCTCTCTGCCATGCAAACTCGCCTTTAATGTCCTCAGATTTGAATATCCTATGCGTTTTGATTCTTGTCATACCATTTCCCCAGTCAGGACTTAAAAGCTCGCTGTCGGTCAAATATGAGGCCACAGTGAAGTCTTTTACGCTCTTGTGAACTGAGTGTCTTTGAGTTTCATAAAAATAAATCCTGTTGCAGAAATTATCTTCGGTTTGAACAAGGGTTCTGTCGTGGCTTTGTCCAGCTCTCCAGTAAAACTCGTCAAAAACTTGATTAATTCCTAAATTTTTTCCGTCGAACCTTTTCGGCCTATCTTTGAGCTGGATTCTTGTGTTGTCTTTTGTGATTATCACATTGTCTTCTTCTCGATATGTTGCAATGCGATTAGGATACATTAGCAAATTCGTAATGCCCATTATTATGAACAAATTCTGGCAAAATTGTTCAGAATTTTGTACATTAAACTCTGAGAAGTCTATATCGTCAAATTCGTCGCTTAGCCAGTGAAAACAAAAAGGCTCCTCAAGAATACATTTCTCTTGGAGCCTCCATGCATAAAGAAGCGACGCTATTGTTCTTCCTACTATCAATATTACCTCTCTTTAGTCTTCGTCTTCGATTCCTTGCATTGCCATAATTCTCTTTAATCTTTGCATATAATCGTCGTCAAATCTTTTTCTATGCAATTCTCGACCCTTTTCGGTGCTAGAGTAGGCTTGAACAACGTCTCCCTTTGTTAGCTTAGCTTCTAGCTCTTCTCTTGGAATCGCTCTTAGCATTTCAAGGACAGAGCCAAAGGCTCTTTTGAAGATTGGATATCCACCTGTCGGATCTCCGAGCCACCAGTCTTGCATTTGACCTAAGAGACCCGAACCTCTTTCCGTATTCTCAACCTCACCTCGTGAACCGTGAACAGCCACCAAAGAGTCAAAGAATTCTTCAAAATTGTCAAGGAAGAATAGGGCCTCGTTCGCGCTATGGGGAGCGTTTGAGTTTAAGGCGGTATTCAAATCATCCTTATATAGACTTACCATATATTCAATCAAATCCTCAACAGCTTCTCTACCTAGAACAGTCCACCACCAAAAAGTCCAGCCTTCACGAAGCTTTCTTTTGATTGTTGAGTTGGGAGAAGTTCTCAGAGAAGCTAACTCAGGAAAAGAGTTTCTAGCCGTATGAATCATTGTATCGAGATCTAAGTTAGCCATGTACTTTCTAGTCCAAGACTTAATATCTCTACCGTGAGAAACAGCGTCAATAAAGTTTCCCATAAAGATTCTTAGATTGTCCTCGGACAACTCAGAACCAAGTCTTGTGTTGATTTGTTGATAAACGCCTCTATGACCTTCTCTTAAGAGCTTTAATTTAAATTTCATATCAATAATCCTTTTAGTCCTTCTTCTGGTACGTTCGTGAAAATCTTACCTTCAATTATAATGTCGTATGCCCAGAACTCCCTTAAAACTTCAGTAGATTCCCAGTCGCATACATACATAAGTCTAGCTTTATTAGATATTATTCCAAAGCTAGACTTATTTGGTATTATAGAGTAAATAGGTGAATTTCGTTCAAAATTCACGATATCACCTATCTCAAACCTCATTATTTGCGTACCTCGCGATATGCGCCAACTGTAAATGGCCAAAGAGTTTCTGCAATCTCAAGACAAGCTTCTGCTACTCTCTGAATCTCCCATTGGGCTCCCTCATGAATTCTCAAGTCGATAAACTTCAAGAGATTATTGAGATTCACAGTTCCATAATATCGAGTGTAGAGATTTTGAGGCAATACACCTCTTGCTTGTTCTCGACATACTCCCGTATCAACTAACCGATTAAACAACCTTAAAGAGTCTCTATGGTGAGCTCTCACTAGATCACTGGCTTTGAAGTCTGGTAAGTCGTTGTCAACAATTGGGTCAATTAGCTCGTCTTTAGAGGCTTGTCTATTTGACTCATGTTGAGTGCGGAAACCTTTAGGAACATAAAACTTCATATCTACCTCAGTATATCGTCTCGAAATCTCATTATAGCTCCAAGTTCTATGTCTGTGGTGTTGAGACCTAATGAACAAAGGCACTTCAAACATAAAAGTAATAAGGTTATGCTCTAAAGTTGAAGTATGTCTATGTTTAATCAAATATTTGATTAATTTCTTGTCTCTTGCATTTAAGTCTCCATCATTATCCTGCCCGAAGGATACTCGGGCAGAATTAACGATAGTTTTATCTGTTCCAATGTGATCTACGAGAGATACACTACCAATTCCGTCGCCATATAAATCAATTTTCATTATTACCTCTTGTTAATCATTTCAGCTAATTGTCGTTTTGCTTTCAATAAACGGTGTCTTCCATAATATTTTGAAGAGCCCAATCTATTTGATTCGCAAATTTGTTTAGACAATCTTCTAATTTGCTCTGCAAGCTTTTGAGCTTGGATTGTATTTGGAACAGCAGACTCCTTAATAAAGATATACTTTGCTTCTCGAACATATCGTGGAGACTTCAAAGGATCTGTCAAAGGAAGGCCTTGTTGGTTGCTACCCTTAAAGAAGTCAATAGAGAATTTCTTACCTCGCTTGTATCCGCTAGGTCTGATCTCTCCACCTTTCTTTTTTGTAGTCCAAACTTTGTCTGGAACATGAGAGTAATAATCTGTTGCTGAGGCCATTTCGTCATGTCCTGAGATAGTACCAGAAAACTCTTCTGATTCAATGGGAACTTGTGCTGGAACAGTGTAAACTGGGCCGTATTCTTCCATAGGAAACTCAGGGTCTTGTTGAGCGCCTTCAAAGTCAATATAGTACATTGTGTGATCCATTTCATTTTGAGTTTTAACTGAATGGATAAATGATTCTTGGCCATACTTGTAAGATAGTTTCTTAGCGTCTTCCAAGGTCATGTGAGGCACCATATAAGAATCTTCAGGACCTTCATACATTCCAGAAACGATTCTAAACCCATATCCCATTGAAGCCATTTCTTGCTCAAATTTTTGAGCTCTCAATCCATTTTGTTTAGGAGTCAAAGGTTTAGCATGAGGGTTCTCAGGTGTCAATATAGCTACTTGGTCTACAGAGTCAACATTGCCTTGAAACATGTTCATGATTCTATCATACTCTGTATTTTGTGTAGCTTCGTTAAGTACCTCATTAATAAGGCTTTTTAATAATTTAGTGGTTATCTTCATTGTCAATTCTCCCGTAGACATAATTTTGTAAAACAATGTAAATAGTCTCTCCATTTACAATTATTTGGTGCAGCATTCGGTTTTCAACAATAACTCGATCTCCAATATCTAATGAAATATCGCAATCTCCAGCGATCCCAATTACATCACAAATGACATAAGGCTCTTGGGGTTGTTGAAAATCGTCAGGCATGATAATCAAGGGAGTATCTTGCTCCTCTTCTTCTAAGATTGGTAAAACATAAAGATGTCTATTCATTGGTGTAAAGTCCATAATTCCTCCATAATAAAAAAAACGTGTTATACATATAATATAACACGTTTTGGTTAGCTTGTCAAGTAATTTTTATTACTTTTCTTCGTGAGCCTTTTTGATCTCTTGAACTTGAGTTCTCACTTCTTTCATTTTCTTGGAAGCTTCCATCAATGCCTTTCGAGCTCTCGGGGCAGCAGATTTAAAACCATAGCCTCCAGCTTCAACCTTGTCCAAATCGTCCAAGATAGCTTGAAGTTCTTTGATCGTTTGTTCTACTTCTTCTCTCATAAATTACTCCTTAAAAAATTTCACAGGATCCACCACCACAGGCAATTTCTCCCGACAGATCTGTTTCATCTTCTGCTTCTATAACTAGATTCAAGTCAACGTTTTTGACCAACTGAAGCATTCTTTCGTACTCTTCTTCAGTACAATCTTCAAAAGGAGCTTGTACATAAGTGCCTCCGTCATACGGTAAAACTGAGAGTCCATTATAATATTCTCGGTTCTCCCACATCCACTCTCCAACAGAATCCCACTCTTCGTCTTTGATAGAAACTGTAGCGGAAACATTGTGCCCATTAGAGCCTTTTTGGTGGCCTCCACGAACCCATTCATTTGAAACTTTCTTAATTCTCTCAAGCAAGTCATGAGCGCTTTCATGGCGAGTGATTGCGCCTTCAGGAGCTTTTTGTGGAATAGTGATAATCGCAGTGTCGTGAGGTCTAAACTTATCATCTTCAACTAACTCAGGAAGATTGTCTCTAAGGTAGCTGTAAATCGCTTCATTTTTTCCTACGCGCAATCTGCGTAGATAAAAGTCATTATGCCACGCATGGATTCCAGAAGAAGTTCCCAAAGTTAAAGAGGTTGTTCCAGCAGGCTTAACGCAAGTTGTTCTAGCTGCTTTGTTGATTCCAATTTGCATTGCCACTCTTCTGTTTTCTTTATTAACTTCCAATGAGGCCTCAGACATATCAAGTTTAAGAACGCCTCCAGAAGCAATGCCGGTCATAGAAACGCCAATAAGGGCCTCTTTTTCCGTTGTTCGCTTCCAGATAGGTCTTAGGTAGTGAAAGTCCGTATAAGAGGCTTGAAGGGTCGCTATGAAGCTCGCAGCGCGTGATCTAGCATTTAAATCTTCTTGGGTTTCAATATCAGATACATTGATCTCAACCAAGTTACAGAATTGGAAAGGTCGGAGACCAATCTCGCAGCAAGGATTACAACCCCAATCTTTGTCGTTTGACAGATAGAATCCGGGCTCACCAGAGCGAGACTCTTCTGTTCTTTTCCAAACCTTCATAAAGGTTTCTTTATCAATCTTATGACGCATAAGAACTACAGAGTTGTTTGCTCTTCCTCGCTGTGGGTTAAGTTCCCACCAAGCTCCCGCCTTGGCTCCAAGCATTTCTTCATCATCAGCGGAGAAAAGAGAAATGAGAGCAGCCCGTCGAATACCACCAGCCAAAACAGCGTCCGCAATATAGCAGACGATATCATGCACCTCAATAGGAGTGAGTTGTTCACCATCTTCTTTAGCATCTAATAGACCCTCAATTTTTACCAAGCATTCTTTCAGTGGTTGTGGGCCGGGAGCCTTTCCACCGGAAGTAACTAGTCTCGCACCTTTCGGACGGATATCAGAAAAATCAAAACGCAACTTTGAAGAGCCTTTGAAGTAAGATTGGATCAAAGCTTTTACAGCGTCAGCCCAACCTTCAATTGAGTCTCCAATAAGAAAACGACGAGTTCTTTTTGTGCTTGGCTTATGAATCTCTGGAAGTTTTTCTACGTGGTGGTGTTGAACTGAATATCCAACTCCAGTTCCACCTAACAACAAAAACATGATCTCACCAAATACTCGAGGATCATCAATTGGAGCATAAGCGCAGTTAAAAATTCGATTAGGAGAAACCTCAATTGGTTTTCCACCAAATTGCATTGAGCGCATTGAAGGAAGAACCTGTTTGTTAAATACGTACTGATATACTTCTCGAATCTCAGACTCTAAGCTAGGGAACTTCTTAATGTGCATATTCATATTGCGAGTTACCAACTCGTCCCAGTTCTCTCGACGTTGTTTTTCGTCAATATACTTTGCGTACTTCATGTGGACAGTAATGTCCGATAAGATTGATTTTTCCAAATCCATAGTTTTTCTCCTGTTTCTATAAGCTTTTTTTTCTTCTAATGTGTAATATGTTGACTCTTCCATGTCGGCCTCCTATTTTGCCTTTACTTCTGCATATTTTTGCTTTAACACCGCTAAAGCGTCATTTGTTGACTGAATTTTCTCAACACTTTCGTCTCGATCTAAAATCTTGATTGTAACGTCAGTCCAGTCAACAAAAGCGTCAAATACAAGGCCGTCAGGTCCATTCCGGTTCTTTGCGATAAACAGACGACCTTTGTTTGCTTGCTTATCTTGAACTGTTCTTGACAGTGAAAAGATAAAGTCCGCTACGAAGCATTTGTTGAACGCTTCCGAGATCGCTTCCATCGTGATGACTTCCGCGTTGAGTCCTCCCCTATTGGTTTGGCTAGCGGTCCAAATGGGAACTTCATAGGTTTGAGCAAGTCCTCGAAGGCCTTCGTAAGTTTCTTCCAATTCGTGTCGTTTTTCACCTGTACTCCTTGTCGGACGCAATAAGTCCGCATAATCTACTAGAACCATATCTGGTTCAATACCACGCTTCCGAAGCTTCTCAATATGATTCTTGAGAGTTTGCACGGAAGCAGATTTAGTTGGGTATTCTTTAATTATAAGAGTACCATCTATATCTTCAATTTTTCTTAAAATTTCTTGTTTTCTCATTCTATGATCTTGAAGAGGAACGTCAGCTATACAGCAATCAAAGCGTTGTCCCACAACAGTGTCTTTAAGCTCCAAGGTATAGTATACAACAGTCTTTCCTTCAAGCAAAGCCCTAGTAGCTAGGTGAACCAATACCATTGATTTTCCGGCCCCTGTTGGAGCAATAACGACACCTAATTCAGAAGAGCCAAGTCCACCTTTGCAGATTTCGTCCATTTGAGACCAGCCAGTTGTGATTGGATTTCTTGAGATAAGTTCAAAACGCTTCAGGAGATCTTTGTGGTAATCATGACCAAAGTTGTTGTCTGTTCCAAGAACTAATGCGTCCTTGATTACCTTTTCAATCTCGTCAAAAGAGGAAGAGTTCAAAAGCTTTGCTGATTTTAACATTGCTCCTTTGAGAGCTTGCTTACGACAAAAGTCGATAGCTTTATCTTTTACATACATTGCCTCTTCTACGCCTTCAGACTTATGAATTCTAGCATAGAACTCTCGAACCAGTTTTGCCACTGCTTTGTCGTGGTGATTTAATTCTGTTCTAAGAAGAGACATCATAACCTCTGCATTAGGGTGAGTATTATATTTATTTCGATATCCTATCAAGGTTTGTGCAAAGATCTGCAAATATTTTGTCTCAAAATAATTTACATCTAAAACCTCTGTGATTTGGTCAAAGAATGGTCTGTCCTCCAACATAAGTTGGCAGATATTCTCTTGGAATTTCTTTCCAAATTTTGAAAATGAGTCTTTTTTAGTAAATTCGTTCATAATGTCCTCCGTTGTTGATTATATGATAATATAACCTGTCTTGAATCACTTGTCAAGTAAAAATTATAAATTTATCCAACCACATTCTGTAGCTGCGATTTTTGCTGTCTCGAGTGCGGTGCCTAGGTCTCTGCATTGATAGGTTTTTTGTTGACCTAGGACATTTACACTCCAAGTTTCGTTGAATTTAAAAAGATGTATGGCAAGTGTGTCGTCAAAGAAGAATTTTAACTCATTGTCTGATGATTCAAGTCTCCATCTTTCTATCATTTTACCTCCGTATATTTCTAAAAACTTGTTGTAAATCGTTAAAGTTCAAATGCCCAGCGTCATCGTCAAATAGCATTTGAGTGAACTTAATTTTGTCAAAATAAGGCTCGAAATCAGCCAAAGCTTTATCGATCATCATTCTGTTGATAGGTCTAATGTTCGGATAATATAGCTGCATTATTTTGAAGTTGTCCTTAACTAGTTGCTCGTTAGCCTCAATGTTCTCATGTAATTTTAGTTTTTTTGTTTGCATGGCGCAGTCTCTGATAATATCGGAAGTTTCATAAGCGTCCTCTCTTACCAAATAAGGAAAGCGCTTTGCAATGGTTTTAAGGCCAGCACCTTTAATGCCGGGAAGGTTATCGCTTGGATCTCCTGCCATTGCTCTTGCTAATGCAAAATTCTTTGGATGAATCTTGAATTCTTCCAAAACAGAATCTTTTGTCACGACTTTCTTTTGAATTGGGCGATAAATTTGAGTTTCCTCGTCGCACAACTGAAAGAAGTCTTTGTCTGAAGATATAATTGTTTTTCTCCAGCCTTTGTATTGCTTTGTTTTGACAACGTGTGCAATGATATCGTCTGCTTCTGTAAAGTCTACAATAAGCTGAATTACAGGCATTTGATTGAGGTATTCCATCAACCTTATTTGTTGATATCCTTTGTTTGCCGCTTCTTGATCCTCTGGTAATTCAATCATTCTTCGATTGAATCTCACAGGCTTACGGCCACCTTTATAGTCTTTGTTCATAGAACGCTTTCTTTGAGAACCTTCATGGCCGTCCCAAGCTACGATTATCTCGTCAGCGTTGAAATCCCTAGCCACCTTTTGAAGGCTTTTTAAAAAGCCAATAGTGCCGCCTACAGGCATACCTTTTTTGTCTAAATGAGGGCTAATCACATAGCTTCTCAAAAACATGTTTAGTGCGTCAATAATAATAACGTTTTTCATTTGTCCTCCGTGTTTTTCAAGCAACCTTAGTTGCTCAACTGTTAATGTTAAATTGTATATGTCAATGTTGGCATTTATATGCTTCCTGATTTCTCTAGCTTCCTCCAACAGGAGCGTACTTTTGTCTTTTTCAACTTCTTTAAGGATTGAGAATTCAAAAGATTCCTCGCCATATTTCAAATAATCTTCTTGCAAATATTTGTTTCCGTGATATCCGCCTCTCAACCTTGAGATGTGTTGAGATTTTCTGGTGTCAAACATCAGCGTTTCACCAATGTAAATTCTACCGGTAGATGCGTTAGTTATCGTATAAATACATGACTTCTCTATGTTCTTTCTTTTATACTTTGCTCTAGCAGTAGCTTTTGATATTATGTCAGGATTTTTTTTAGCATACACTCTATTGTATTCAGCATTTTTTTTCTTTATATCTGGTTGAGAGCGGTATTCGTTTTTTTTCTTTAAAATATCTTCTTTATTTTCTTTATAATATTTTTGACTACATTTAGTTCTTCTTGACTTAACCTCTGGTCTACTGTTGTATTCTTTTGCATGCTTATTGCAACATTCTTTACAAGAAGATTTTAAGCCGGACTTCAAACGAGGGTCTTTGTGAAACGCTGATATTGATTTTTCGATTCCGCATTTAGAACATTTTTTCATTTATTCTCCAAATTTGTCCGGACCCCATGTGTTAAAGGATCCATCATCATTTATAAAGTCATAAGGCATGTCTCCAACAACATACGACTTGACTCCATAAGTGTAATTGCAATCTAAGACAACCTCTAAGTGGGTTGCCAAAGTCTCTGCCATTCTTTCGGCTTGCTCCCAATTCAATGCAACTCCACGTATTCTGTCTTCTGTTTTGTTTTCTGGCTTGAACCAGACAAGGTAAATTTTTTTCATATACCCTCCCTTTTGTATTATTAATATAACACGCAGAGAGCAGTTTGTCAAGTCGAAAATAAAAAAAACCCCGAAGGTAAAACCAACGGGGTTAAAGGAGGTACATCATGAAACTAACAGCTTTACACTAACTAGTCCTCAGAATCGATATTTACATTTTTACCCTCTGTTTCGAACTTTTTAATGATTTCTTCGTCCATTATATCGAATACAGCTTGTCGAAACTCTGGGTCTTGCAGCTTCTGAATCCATTGGGTTCTTTGGAACTTAAACTCTTTTCCCTCTCGCGAGTGAATTCTATTCCAAGCTCCAGCCTTGAACCTATCTGAGCCAGAAACCCTCAATGCTTCAAGCCAAGATTCTTCGTCCTGAATGCCAACGTCTTTACCCCAAAGGATTTTAAACCCACAGGTTCGACCCTCAGAGCCAAAGCGAGATTTTTCAACCTTCACTTTTACTTCGGAGCCAATCCGAAGACCTGATTCGTCTTGAACATATGATGCTTTGGCTTTACGCTTTGTAAGCCAAATACGAAGCGAACAAAAGTATTCAATTGCCTTACCACCGGGAGCGACATAAGGAGTCGTCATGGCTTCTGCAACATTTGAAGTAATGTTCGTCTTAAGTTGATTAATCAACAACAAAGTGCACTGCTGATTTGCCAATGGGATAGTGAGTTTCGGGAATGCTTTCGCAAAGATCCGAGGCTTTACCGCCATTGTTGACTGTGGGTTGAAATCGCTTTCAAGTTCTTTTTCCGAACTTGTAGCAGCAATTGAGTCCCACACAAAAAAGAATTGAGTATCAGGATATTGAGTCATCATTCTCTCAATGGTCTCCAAAACTTTCTCAACAGATACTGCTTGAACATACATAAAGTCGTCACTTGTATTGATACCACACTTCTCAAGGAAATCGGGATCAATAGCAGACTCTGCGTCGAAATAAACCACAAAATGGCCTTTCTTTTGAGCCTCAGCAGCAATCTGGCAAGCCATGAAAGACTTACCAGCGCTGGAGAGACCTGCGAGTTCGGTAACCTTACCTACCGGGATTCCCGCCATTTTACCTCGACAGACGATTGAATCTAACCATCGAGAACCGGTCGGGATCCACTCTCTAACTTCAGTAGGATTATCTTCTCGCAAATCGTGGGCCACGTCAAGACCAACGGTTTTGTTGATGAACTTCTTCATCTCTGCAATGTTAATCTTGCCGGGTTTTGTCATTACTCTTCTCCTTCGGTGCCTTCTTCGGTTTCCTCTTCAGATTCTTCAGGGGAAGTATCTTCAGGCTCTTGAGTTGAAGTGTCTTGACTTTCTTCTTGTTGAGTTTCCTCAACTGAAGTATCTGCTTGTTCTTCTTTGTCTCCACAAGCAAGGAGCATACCAAGTAATAGTGTCATTTTTTCTCCTAATTGACTTATAATAAAAAAGGGGTGTCTTTTTTAACCGAGGGAAAGACACCCAAAACCCTTAACAACACAGGAGGCTTATGACTTAATTCTCATTCATAAAAGCTGCGAATTTCTCGTCTACGCTACTGTTAGGCTGCTTATATTGTGTTGTTTCTGAAGAAGAGGACTCTGCGGAAGAGTCAGAGGACAAATAACCGTCCAACAATTCTTGAATTTGATCAGCAGTCTTAACGTCGAATAACTCGTCGATAACAGGAACGGAGTCCAAAAGTTCTTGACAGTCAGCGATAGCGTCGTCGCAGAGGACAGAAGGACGACGTCGTGGCTGTAAAGCGGTCTTAGGGAAAGCACCGGGGCCAGAGGCCAAAGTATAGGTTAGCTTAATGTCTGTACCTGTTTGAGGATCTGTAATATCTCCATAATCAGGATCAAGAACATAGCCAAGCAAAGTTTCATATGCAGTCTTTCCATAAGCCCAGATTTTAACACCTTCGGACTCAGAACCACGTACCAATACAGGAGAATAGTAACGTTTTCGAGCAAACAGCTTTTTTGCTTCATTCTTTAAAGTGGTATCATCATTCTCAACACCGTCACGCCATAGTTTTGAGGCAAAGTCGCAGATAGGACATTCGCCGCCGTCGTTACGCTTGTTGCAATAGATACCGGGATTCTTTCCAACATTATAATGGAAATGAAATTCGCGGAACGGGTCTCCGTCCGCAGTTGGGAGGATACGGATATTTTGATCTCCCGCTTTTGGCTTCCACATTGTAGAAGTTTTACCAGTTGGTTTTCCGCCAGTTTTAGATGCATTCAATTTGGCTCGCATCGCTTCTAAATTCAAAGACATAATATTTCTCCTATTGTCATTTTATTTTTTTGTGTTTTATCACTAAGGTAGTCAGACTATTTTTTCATTCCGACCCCGTTGCAATTCGTTTATATTATTAATATAACATGAAACTCAAAGGTTGTCAAGTAATTTTTTTATTTTTTTTCATTACTAATTAGTTTTCATTTCAAGTTATATTAGTATTATAACACTTTATTTTGGGTTTGTCAAGTGTTATTTTAAAGTTTTTTGAAAAATTTCTTTTAGTTCAGATTCGTTCTTCATTCCTGTGAATTCTCCGACTTCGCTTCCATTTTTCATTAAGATAACTTTTGGAATTCCTCGAACTCCATATTGCTGTGCAATATCTCGATTTTGATCTACGTCAACTTTTACAAAAGTAATATCTGTTTCTGTATCTTCAATCGCTTCAATTGTTTTTGTTAGCATTTTGCAAGGCCCACACCAATTAGCAGAGAATTGAACATAAACTGTTCCAGTGCTTGTAATTTGGTTGAACTCTTCTGTTCCATTAATGTTTTTCATTGTACTTCTACTCCAAGTTGTTTTAATTGTTCTATTGTTCTCTTTGTTACTTCTTCAAAGATTAATTCAACGAGCAGTTGATCTATTTGTTTATCTAATGTCATTATTTCTCCTTTGTTAAATTGTGCTCGGGTAGGGATTTGAACCCCACAATTCTGATGTTTTTAATTGCCTGCCCACATCAGTTATCTGCAACCGTACAGCCGAGCAAGAATGCGGAACTCTTACTAGAAAATGAGTATCTAGACTGGCGAGCATTTCTTAATGCGACCAAACCGCATTAACCGCAAAAAAGTACATCCGGTAGGACTCGAACCTACAATCGTCCGATTAGAAGTCGGAAGCATTATCCATTATGCTACGGATGCAAGAAGAAGACGCTGATTCAGCAATCTCAGTTAAGTCGAGAAGGCTTACTAGCAACGTCTATATTATTAATATAACACATTCAAAATGGTTTGTCAAGTATTTTTTTCATTTTTTTCAATAAATCTTTCAAGGTACCATTTTGCCTTCTTTAAATCCTCAATGGCGTCTTGGTCAGGCTTTCTTCCTGCTCTAGAAATGTATTTAACAACATTCCCCAAATGAAAACCCAAATCCCATTCTTCAATAACAGATATTGCTTCATGTTTTGAATCCTTGCCTCCATAATGCTGAGGATGATCAATGAATTCATAGTCTCCCGGACCTTCGTTATACATTCTTGCAATAACTAAAGCATTTTTTAGAGCCTCCAGTTCAGTTGACCCTCTGACAATCTCTTTTACTCTTCCTATTGTTAATTCAGCAATCCAATATCCTTGGTGCTCATTGACTCTTAGTTCGTCAACCAATTCGATAATCTCTTCTCTCGCCATTGATATTAAGTTGTTTGTTTCTCTAATAACTGATTCTAAAATCATTTGCCCTCCTTTATTGTTTGAATGATTTCTTTAAGGCTCACAATAAGCCCTGCTACTTCAAATATTTTCTTAACTGCTATATGAGCGTGATCAGGTTCCTCTATAAGGAAATTAAGCAATCTGCTTTCAACGCTCTCTAATCTCTTCAGTTCTTTCTTTAAATGTTTTAAGTCCATTGTTATACTCCAAAAGTTTCTTTGCCAATGTATTTTCAACAGCAAAGGGTGCTCCATCAATAAGTAATATGGTAATTCCCAAATTTGTCTTTCTTAGCGTCTCAACTCTTGAGTTCTTGTACCTCTCAAAAATCATTCTTCCCCCTGAATAAAATGCGTATAGTGCATAGAATAGTATAGATTCTCATCCGAAGCTTTCCAGATCGCATAAGAGGTTTCTCTTTCTAATAGCTTGTTCTTGCGGATTCTATCTTGAATCTTTGGCAAGACCGTTTCGTCATTGTCTAAGTCCTCTTCGTCTATATTATAAAGATAACATGTTTCTGTTATGTTGTCAAGTGGAAATATTAACTTTTCTTCATTTTTTTCTAACGAACCCAAACCAATTGTTGAGATTCTCGAGATATTCTTTGGCTCTTGAATTTGTCCGAATTCTGGTTTTGTATGCAAGCAGAAAAATATATTTTGTAGCAAAGAGTAAATGCCATAGTTCACCTTTTCATAGTATCTCGAGATTGAACCAGAGCCAAATATCTCTAACAACACCTTGTTTGAGGCCAAAATCATATTTGATATCTTTCCTGATCTTGCATATTGTTGCAAGACATTGAAGTGCACTTTATTTCTCATTCTTTCTTCTCGAGAAGAAAATTCAAGGTCGGGTTCAATATAAAAAACAGTCACTTTAAGGTCTTGTAATGCCTCTAGAATCCTTAGAGAGGCTCCAGCCACCTTACCGGACCCACAAACAAATAAAATGCCCTCAGACTCATTTTTGAGGCTTTTAGAGGGTAGTTTTATTGGGTTTTCGTCATATTGTTCGACTGTATCATAAGCCTCAAGGCCTTCGCCGGCGTCCAAAGAGATTATTTTGTAAATCTTAGAGTGTGGCTTGAATAAATTTGCAATTTCCTTACCTGCTTGTCCTAATCCTACTATTACCATTTTGGGTCTCCTATTTTTACTGGAATTCCGTCATACAATTCGACGTTCATTTTGGTTAACCACACTTGGCCATTCTTATAGACCTTTTCGGTGTACAATAGATAGTCTGAGCGGTCTAAACACATTTTCCAATCACTTTTTATGATATAGCATTTGGTGTCTCCGTCGTCTGTTATGTTTGAAAAGTAAGTTTTCTTGTTATCAATCTCAAAAAAGCCGTCATATACAATAACTTTCTTAAAATCTTCTGGGACATAGGTAAATCCCTTTTGATATCTCCAACTTTCAGCCTCTTCATTCCAAAGATACTGTGTTTTGCTGCTTACTTCGAATACTTCAGCTGCATTTGCAATCTGTAGTCCTAATAAAAATAATATATTAATCATTTGTCCCCCAATTTTTTTAAAAATTCCATAGCAAGTATTTGTGTTCTCCTGCTATTATTCCCTGTTAGCCAATTAACCCTCACTAAGTAAAAGGAAGTGCAATACTCAAAAGAATCATACCATTCAATGTTCCTTACTAGACCCAACGACTGATTGTCTCTAAGGTCTAAAACTAAATCTCCGATTTCTACCATGTGAACTCCTTCATTTTGCCAAGATTCTTCCCCAAAGAAACATTAGCCTTGAATTTGCCTAACTTCGTATCCTCAAAGATCTGTTTTAATTGAGGAATCAAGTGTCTATCGTCTCGGTGAAGATCGATGACAATGCTGTCATGAACAGTAAAAGCAACATGGGATCTTGTGTCGCTAAGGAAGCGAAAAATTTTGTTAAATCGGTCGAGCGTGTTGTCGGACGAACTCGATTGTAAAAGGTAATTGAGGGCTTTAGACCCGGGACAAACAATTGATCGCCCAAATGGGGTTTGTACTTCTCCGTCAATATAGTATTTTTCCAAGATGCTTTGTCTATCGTAGTAATCTGATTCAATGGCATTGGATTCTTGGTTATAGAGCCAAGCGAATATTTTTTGTTTTGCTTTGTCTCGAGTAATTTCTTCAGTAAAGACATTTTTGATATTCCATTCATGGATATCCTCCTGTGGTTGTTCAATATTTTGTAAAGCAAGAAGAGTTCTTATCTCCGAAGCGTTGAAATCAAGCTCCAAGAACACATCATTTTGTGGAAAAACGTCATTTTTCAACTCTCCTTTTAAATTAAGAATGGGAAAAGAGTCTTTCTTTGTTGTTAATCGGCCTGTCACTGTGCCAAATAAATCATAATCAACGTGGACAGGTCTTCCCTCAAACTGCTTGTAAAGATATTCTGCTTTCTTGTCTGTTGCAGAAGTACAATATAAAGAAAACATATTGAGTTTTACGGGATATTTTGACAGTTTTCTAAGGTTGCCAAACGTCTCCTTTAAAAAAGAATAATTTCTTGGTTTCTCGACATTCTCGAACACCCATTTTGTAATCTCGTTCTTGCAATCGAAATAATGCTGAAGGTGTTTTTGAGGAACAAGGTCGTAAAAGCAAACGTCAGTTAGCTTTACTCCCGAAGTCCCAAAGGCCTTGAAATGGCTCTTCAGCAGCTTGTTTGCTGCCTCCCAGCGTTCCTTAAGGTGTTCAGGGCAAACCTCGTTTAATGAGCGTCCTCCGGCCCATATTTGAGCATATTCGATATCCATACCGTCAAGGTGTGGAGACCAAGACCAAGTCTTTGTCAATCCTGTTGGGATTTTGTCATAAACAAAGCGGTTTGGGAGATAAACTCCCGCACAATCTACTTTGCTGTCCATTAGTTGAAATATCATTTGTCCTCCGTTTGGTAAGACTAATAACTTCCTCCGAATGGATCTTCCCCAGATAGATCTCGTTGGGATTTGGCAGTCGTCTTACCATTAAGTTTCTTAGCGAGATCATCGTAGCCAAAGTCCTTGTTCCACAGCTGGTCTCGAAATATACTATTAATATAACTCATTCCTTCAGCTTTGTCAAGTGTTTTTAGTAAAAATTTTGATCTTTTATAAATGTTCTCGATCTTTGCGGGAGAGAACGGGATCCCTTCTTCAACATTCCTGATCTGAACATAGAGGTGAAGTTCTTCTAAGTCTGAATAAATTCTTGTGTTTGTCGATTCTGTCTGCATTGTTGAATACGTTGTATGAGGTCTGCCGCATTTAATCGAGTCTTTTCTCAAAACGGAGTTTTTCTGAGCATATTTATTATAATATATATTAATATTATTAATTAATAATTCCATGTCTAATGTATATGTCTTAATAAAATTATTAGTAAAGAATGTCTTAAGATTATAATTTCCATAAGATCCTAATATACCAGCATTAGCTGGATTAGCTATATCATATATCAGAATGTTAGGATTAGAGTTTGATATACAGAAACCCATGTTTAAACAAAGATTCCTGAAATATTCAAAGTTTTCATTATCAATGATCTCATTTACTTTTCTTTGATCTTCATCCATTGGAATGTTTGAGAAAGAGAATGCTAACCCTGTATCTAAAATACTTGATCTATAAGAAGTATTCCATCTTGTGAGGGTTATAGGAGTTTCCTTAGTATTTTCTAAAATAAATTTAAAAAAGTTCTTGACATAGGATTTGTGAGATGATATACTGTGTATACCAAGTGCGTTTGGTATGTGTGTGTCGTTGTAGAAGCGGAGAATATTCCCCAAGTATTCTCCGTATTTTAACCTAGGATTTTGATATGCTTTCAATACGGTCATATTACCGAATATCTCTCCTTCTTGAGAGATATGGCCTCTCTGAATTGCGGCCTGCAAGTTCAGCTTCATTAATGACACCGAATCAGCAACTGGAGGTAGCAACCTTCCGTTATCGACAGAAACAAGAGAATCAGCAATCGGAATGATAGAGTTGTTTTGCTCGTCAACGACTCCGTAATGAAGTCGCTCTTTGAAGTGAACGTCTTTCAAGGCAGGATCAAGAGAGTCTTCGAATGCTTGCGCTTGATATTTCTTTGAGAAGACGAATTTCTTAAATGCACCGTCGCGGTTTGTTGAGTTAAAGTCTCTTGTCATTATTCTTCCTCCTCTGCATTAGGTTCTGAGGTGTTGGAGTCCATATTGCCAATGTTCTTGATTTCTTCTAAGATATCAGAACATTGTTCGTCACTATTCTCAGCATTTTCAGTCTTCTTTCTTCCAATAACAGGTTGGTGATTTGAGCCAATGAATTTAGAGCTTACTTTGATTGTATAATCTTGGTTTGTATTTCCTAGGTTATATTCAACTTTTTTCACAATATAGTATCCTCCCAACCCTAGAATGTTAGAAATTGTCCCTGATTTATGTGGATTGGAATCTCCAAATATTTCATAATCCTTGCCATTCGTCTCTAGTTGGATTAACGGATCTTCTCTCATTGTGTTTCCCCAATCGTTCAAGATAAACTCGAACACAACACCGGGATAAAAGAAGGTGTTAGCATTTCGATCCTTAAACATAAAGTCCAAATCATATACGTTAGCTAATAGAGACAAACTTCCATAGTCATTATTGAAATATCTAGCTTCTCTTAAATACGGAGCTGAGTTTTTTGAAAGGCTTACATCGGATAATGAGTTGTATCTTGTGTTCTTTGTTCCATACACTATGCAAGGTGTGTGAGGGTTTTCGTTGAATTTCTTTTGCACAAAGCTTGCATTGGTTTGTTGATAAAATATTATGTAGTCTCTTGTTTCTCCAATTTTTGCTTGAGGCATTCTTGGGAGAAGAGGAGAATCTGAATCAGGAATATTTAAGAAATACCCTTCAATTGTCTTATCTACTTGAGTCGGTGCAAGTTTTAGATCCTCAGTTCTGGAAGTAGTGTGAAACATAAACCTATAGTTTGGAGGTCGAGAGTCCGTTCCTTTATTGCATTCTAATCCCAAATATCTGTCGATAAATCCAATCAAGAAGCTTCTCAAGAATGTTACAGCAGGATAAAAAGATAAATCTTTTGAGGTAACATTATCGTCAAACCACCTTGCAAAGGCTCCTAGGTCTACCGGTAGATCCAATGGCTTAACAATCCTATCGTTATCAAGTTTTATATTCCCAAATATGGCAGTCAGGTTCTCCAAAGCTCCTCCGTCATTTGTTAGTACACCAGAGGTTACAACGTCAAGCAAATCTCCGAGAGCGCAAAAGGTGGAGGTATAAACTCCTCCAATACCAATTTTACTTCGAGAGTCTACATTTTCATCAGATTCTGGGTTCAATGCCTCTTCTAAGTCCTTGTCTGTTGTTGCTTGTATGGTGTTATCTGCGGAAACCTTTTCGATGAAATATCTAACATTAGTGTTCCCGTCTGCTCTGAATATACCCTTTGCCGAGGAAATCAGTTGAGACTTGTTTATTAATGCCTTATACGCCTTACCTTCCGATATTAGCTTGTTGATTATTGTCGATACTTTATTTTTGGATACATTGTTGTCAATCCATTGTTGTTCGAGTTGTTTTGCTGCATTTAAATGAACCTCTTTACAGCTCCCAAGAGACTTTAGTTCGCTTATTTTTTCTTTTATCTGCTTTCTTTGAGAGCGCAATTCAGCAGTAGACAAGATATCATTCTTAGGCATAGAATAGTTTGTCTCGAAGTATCCTCGATAGTTTATGGTAAACAAGGTGGAGCCTGTATTTGAATCTCGAGATATTGAATGATCAATCGTCGTTAGATCAACTATGATAGAGTTTGCTTCGCTATCTTTTAGTTCGTCCTTGAATACATGCAGTCTTACTCGCGAAAAGCTTGGATCATATTCGTTGATATCTGTTTTGTTTTTGGCTTCTAAGGATTTATTTTTTGATATCTTTCCTGTATTTGGAAGTGTAACCAAATGAAACAATTCTAAGACTTCTGTGTTCTCTCCAAACTGTATAGGTTCTGAAATTGGACACTTCAAGGTATCCAAAGAGCTTACCTTAAATGTCATAGTAACTTGAACGTCCTTTCTTGCTGTAGAAGGATTTGTTCCTTCATAAACAATGTCAATAGAGTCAATGTTAAACTCGTCTCTTTTGAAAATATTGTTATTAGTTATTGTTTCCCACAGGCCCTGATTGTCTGCTTTGTAATAATTGCTTTTCATGTTGTTTTTATTTAAGAAGATTCTTGTTTGTTGTAAATTTCCCTCATCGTCGCTGTAAATCCAATAAAGTCTAGAGTTCAATGTTGCCTTTTTGTTTGAGCCCATGAAGTCTCTAGATACTCCGCCTGATCCCCAATATTTATTTAAGATCAACTTGTTTAATAATCCGTCGTCCTCTTGCGTGGCAATAAAGTGAGGAGGCAGAGTTCGGTTAAAGTAATTTGCTTCTCTTAGTTCTTCTTCATTTAACTTTGGGTTAAAATCTTTATACCAAGGAGGAAAGATAAAATTCTGTTTTGTGTTTTGAATTGGTAATTCTCTTCCAATCTTATTAACCAAGAAGCATTGCATAAGTTCTGTGATTTTTGCTGGGTCTGACTTTAAGTCAATTACCTGAAGACCAGACTCTCTAGCTACGTTGTTGTAAGCATTTAAGAGATCCTCTGTGCCTTCTCCAACTGAGGCGTCTCTTAACTCTTCGAGTGAGGGGGTTTCTCCCTCTTCGGTCTTAAATTTTTGCAAGAACTTTAGAACTTTGATATCAAATGTGACATCTTGAGGATAATCATTTAGAAAGATTCTTCTGTATGAGTCTCTTAATCTTTGTTCGATTATGATACTATCTGGCTCTTTTCTTTTATTGGGGCCTTCAATAAGATTCCAAGGGTAGCTAATTTTGGAACTTGCATTAGGTCTATATAGGTTCATAGCAAAGTCCCAATCGAGTATTTCAGAACCAGAATCTTTAGAGTTTACGTGGCTTAATAATATAGAGTGAATTTCTGAATTATTTATGTGTTTTATCACCTCTTCTTTAGAGACCCAATTTTTTATTTTTTCTCTGAAGTAAGAATTATATATGTAATTCTTAAGCTCTTTTAGCTCATATAGCTTTTCCAAGTGCGGATATTGCATTTGTCTAATAAAAAGAAATAAGTAATGAAGATCCTCTTCATTATTTATATCTAAGACTCTAGAAGTGGAATAGTTTGCTTCGTCATAAAAAGGGTGTGCTTCTTTAAATAATCTTTTAGGCACCCCTAATAAATGACCAACCAATGAAATGCGCTGTTCTTCCCAGATCTCATTCCATTCAACAGTTAAGAAGTGCATACCCTTTAGGAACCACTTTGGGCTACTTATTTTTCCGCTAATTTTTCTGGCACCAGCATAGATATCATAAGAGGGATCTGAATTTTTGGAAATTTGCTTTAGCTGCTCCTCGTATCTCTTAGATATTTCGAAAGAAGCCACTCCTTTAAAATTCAAAATCTCTCCAGTCGGAGGATTATAGTAATCTTCGTAATTTATCATTTCTACCTCATTGCCTCAGCTATTAAGTAAGCGTTTTCTGGGATATAAATCACGTCTCCGATTGAACAGTGGTTATCCGTTGGCTTCTTGTTGATAATTGCAAGAGTCCACCATAGACTAGTGTCTCCAATGTATTTGTCCGCTAGCTTCCAAAAGGTATCTCCTTGAGACCAAATATGTTCTTCGAGGATTTGAAATTCTTTACCTGAGAGTTTGCTGAAATTCTTTGTTCTCGTAATTTTTATATGCTTTACGCCTCTTTTCTCAAAGAGATCGAAGTATAAATCATTATTGAGGATTGCCTCTCTATCATTATAGAATTTTGCCATATCTTATTTGAACCTCACTGTCTTTCTATTGAATGGAAAAAGGTAGTTGTCATTTGTTATCTTTATTTTTCCTCCGTCTAGCTTTTCAACTTCGTAGGGGTATATCACTGAACCGTCTTCTTCTTCTCCGTCTGAGCTTAGATCTATAGAGATCTTAAAAGCTTTTGGGTACATTTTTCCACTTGAATCTTCAAAGAATCCTGAATCTGATACGATATCTAAATTCATTGTTTCAAAGTTTAACTTAATTAGTCCACTTTTTAAACTATTTTCTTGGCTAATTGGGTCTGGGATTGCTCGAGGTGCGCCACCTTTTTCAATAAAGCCGGGTATATATATTTCTGCCGGTGCTCCTCTTTCGCCTGTTTCATTTTGGTCAAATGGTCGATAAAACATTCGCATTAGTTTTTGAATTTGATAGCAATTGAATTCTGCTTCCTCAGCGTTTCTTGAAGGAATACTGAATTCTACCAAATAAGAAAGTTTCTTTGGGGTGGTTGGGATACCGTGATCCCTACCTCTACCAACATTAATGTTTTTGTTTTCAACTTGATAATGATTTGTTGCGTAATCTCTCTTGAAGTTGTCAATAAATCCGGGAAATAAAACTTTGTTTCCATTTCTTACAATGTAAATGTAGGTAGATTGTGAACCCAAAAAGGATAGTTTCTCTGTAAACACTTTGTTTAAGGAAGTTTCTTCTGGTATAGATAAGAATGGGAAAAACTTGTTGTCCCCCGTTGCGTACTTCCCCTCTGTTGTAAAGGCTAGGATTGGTCTTTTCTCTGTAACGTCAGAGTTGGCGTCATAATTCAATGTTAAATTCAATGATATGACCTTTGGAAAAGGAAAGTTATTTGCCTGCCCTCCGGATATTCCCGAGTCATATTCAAAGAATCCCATATCCATATCCGGCTCAAATGTTATTTTCTCGAGATAACAAGGAAAGCCATGTTTCTTGATTTGACTAAACGAACTTATATTTGGAAGCTGTCCTCCAAAGTCTTTTCCGGAGTTTATTAAGTTTCTCATGAAAACATAAAATGGAGCCAATACATCATCGTCCATGTCACTAGGAGAATCCAATAACAGGTTTTGCAAAGCTTCAATTTTTGCTAGATTATTTCGAGACTCATTAACGGAATGGGCAGGAATCTTTAAGGACAAATCAAAAGTCATATCCCCAACTGCTTCCTTATATACTTTTCCCCACTTATCTTTCTCGTCTGAAAACTCAATATCTTTTGTTAGATTTAGTTTTAAATCTTGAATAAATGCTTTAAATGGGAGAATAAACTTTGTTTCACCATGCCCAATCCACAGAATGTCTCGTCCATTGTTGGAGCCGTCAATACCATAGTTTTGCCAAGTTGGAGATACCGGCGAGGAATGATATAACTTGCTTAACTCATAGGGTCCTTTGGCTCTCGGTTGTCTGCTCATTATCCTGCTCCCGATATAACGTCTTTGATTATTGAACGAAGCTCGGAGCCGTCAAGGAACACCTTAACATTGACCTCGGGGCTCTTGATCTTTGGAATATTAACATCAACAGTGATATTACCAGCGTTTATTCCGCCCAATGCAGCCCCATTTGCCATTATAGCAGAGGTTGCTTGGGGTGTTGCGGTAATAGCAATGAAAGAGTCCTTTAAGGCACCTTCAAGGCCCGCTACGACGCCTTTAACTTTTGAGAGTCCGGAGACCATTTTGTCAACACCAACTCCCATCATATATACTGCACTAGCAACAGAAACAAGAGAAGCAACAAACACGGCCATTCCAATTGCAACTAATGGATTTGCAAACATCATTCCGATTGAGGATAGAGCTATACCAAGTTGCATTAAAGGCGCAGCTAGTTTTGGAAGAACTTCTTCGAGGCCTGCGAGGGTCACCAAAAATTCCTTAAGAGAATACACCAACAATGCAACTGAAGCAAACATTAGTGCCAAAGCTCCTGCCACCAAAGCTCCTCCGGAGTAATTCAATACAGCAAAGGCAGCTGCTAAAACAAGAACAGTTCCGGCCAAGAACATGAATACATGAACGAATCTAGGGTTAATCTTCATATTAAGCAAGGTCGCTATACCAAACATTACTAACCCAAAAATACCAGTAGCCGCATTTAATCCATAGAAGGCAATAGCTAAACCTGACACCCCAGCAGCCATTAAATATAGTCCTGACGTAATATGACCACTCATAAGAAGGTAAGCAGCAACTCCCATTACCAACCCGAAGACTCCCAATGAGACATTGAGTTTTTTAAATGAGACTTCTGCGATTAAATTTGCTTTGGCTAAGGCTTGCATGCCCAAAGCAACGTCAGATAATAACTTAAGTGTTCCAAGTACGGCAACAGTAGCTTTTACGGCAATTCCAAATGCCATAAGCATTTTAATTAACTCTTTGTTTTCAATTATGAATTTACTGAAGGCTTGTACGCTTTTGATAATCCCTGTCATTAAATCTTTGTTTTCAATTATCATTTGCTGAAATTGCATTTGAAGCTGTTGCATAATTGGAACAAACTTTTCTGTAACTTTGTTTAGTTCCTCTTGTGTTTTCTTGGCTTCTTCTTGTTGAAGTTTGTATTGTTCAACTTCTGCTGCGGACATGTTAATGAACCTTCCGGCTGAGCCTACGTCCATTCCAAGAGTGTCTGCAATATATTGTTGAGTGAACTTATCTAGGGTATTGAAGTCTCCGATTGTTGTTTGGATTTGATTTCTCAGCATATCCAACCTTTCTTCGTGATCCATATTTAACATATCAACTGTCGAAAGCTGAGTTCCCAAGACTGCATTTAACTTTCCTGCTGAGTCTGCTGCTGAATCAAAGGTGTCAAACTTATCCGCCAAAGTAATCAATGCTGATATCTCTATACCTGTGGCCTTTGCTTGTGCCGCTAGACCCTTGAATACTTGGCCTATTCTGTCTCCGTAGATTGCAAAGCGTCCTGAGACTGATTGGAAGTCGCTAATCATTTTTGAGGCCGTTACACCCATTCCTTCGCCGGAGGTTGCAATCTCTCTGGTTAAATTCATTGCCGCTTGCTCACTCATTCCAAGAGAACGATTCAAGAAATCTGCACTACCTGCTGTGGACTCCATTGATACGCCCAACTTTGACATTAGAGCCATATTTTCCACTAATTGAGTGTTTAATGCTGAATTGCTCTGGTGAAAAGCTGAGAATGAGGAGGCTAGAGTCTGAAATCCTTGCCCTGCTTCTTGCAATGTGACGCCTGCACGACCTGTTGCGGCAACAACGTCTGTCATTTCATGAGCTAGATTTGCAGCAATACCAGTTGAGCTACTGAATGCTTTGGGCACCTCGTCAACTGCTTTGATCAAATTAAATATAGAATCTAGAGATACGCCTAGATATTTGTTCATTGAATCAATAGCTTCTACGGCCTTCTTTTTTGCTGAGGTAATGGCGTTCATTCCTTTTTCAAGGTTTGCTAATGTTTTCTGAGCCTCTTTGTTTCCATTGATTGCTTCTGTTGTTAATTCTGCTAGTTTTTGTTTAGCGTTTTTACCTAGAATCCCCATTGCGTCTAGTTGTTTTTCTAGAGCCTTAAGGGTTTCCTGCACAGCATCTGCGCCCTGCTCTTGGATCTTTTTCCATTGCTCTTCTGTCATTTTGAGTCTCTTGGAAAGATCCTCGAGTCCCTCAAAAGCTTTGCTAAAATCTTCTACTACTGTTTTTTTTGTTCCGCTTTCACCTTCTAGAGCGCTATCTACTCCACCTTCGGTTATGCTTCCTGATCCGCCTGTTGCCATATAAAAACCCTCGCTAACAATAAATAGTTCGCAAAAGAAAAGGTTGAGAAACTCTCAACCTTACTTGTTCATTGCCTTCTTTGTATTTTCGGCTTCTTTCTCGTATTCCTGAACGGTTCTTTTTAGGAACCATTCTCGAAGACCAATCGGTAAGCTATATATTTCGGTTATAGACCAGCCGCCATAATGTTTGAGAATAAAGAAGGACTCATAGACTCCTTCCATGTACTCATCGGTCAGGCCAAAAAAAGTCAGTTCCTAATGGAACCGTTATTACCTCCTCATGATCGCAATTACCACAAGCGAAGTTGGCCTCCATTTTAATATCGGGAGAAATGTTCTTTGAAGCTTCTCTCAAGACTCTTGAGTCTCCTGCTGGAAGATTATCAATTACTTGATTGATTGTCATTGAATCCTTATATCCATTAAAGGCAAGGCAGAATCTTCTCATTTGTTCCGTTAGAATATTTTCGAGAGGATCTTTTTTGTCTTTCATGATTTCAATTTCGTCATGCCCTGTCATTGGAGCAATTGTGGCAACAATCTTAGACATTGGAAGAGTTACATTAAAAGTTCCATCTCCATTGTCGACAATCTCTTCTCCGTATTGATCTCCGTGATAAACTTCGTGATCTGACAATTTAAACACAAATGGGTTGCTGTGTTGACAAGCTGGGCATTTGATTTTTGTTTTGTAGTCGTCTCCATAAGCTGAAGCTCTTGCGTGAATCAAAATAGAGTTTCTGTCTCCGACATACAAGTCCGAAGCATTAACTCCTGAATCTCTAACAACATTTTGAATCAATCTATCAATAGCCAACCCTTTCTTTAGCAAAGAACGATTTGTTAAGATATCTTCATCTTTTGCGGTCATGTACTTGATCTCAATTGATTCTTTTCCATGCATTGGGTGGCCTTCCGGATATCTTCCCTTTGAGGGCAAGTCCACAAATTGGGTTGGGGTGATGAAGTCTAATGGGTTTGCCATTGGCACTTCTTCCGTTTGCTGAGGTTTGTGTCCCTGCATTAAACGGTCTTCGTTGTTTCTTCTCATTATTACCTCTTTTATTAATTAAGGGAGACTGTAGTTGTGTCTCCGTCTTTTTTTATTTGATTTGCGTCCTTGTAGACTGCATAATCATATTCAATCGTGAATGACAATTGAACAAATTCTGCTTCCCCATAAGCGTAGTCTCCCCAATCTACTTTTGAAATTATGGGGTTGTGAAGCTGCCAAAGCTCCATTATATCTCCAGTATCTTTGTCTAAGTGAGCCAATTTGACAACACTATCTGCAAAAGTTCTGCTCATAAAGCTGGCCTTTTCAGGCGTTGTCACATAAGGAGTATTTGGATAAGCCTCAACTTCTTCTGTGGGAGGTCTATATCCAGATTTTCTTAACATATCCCAGAGGGCCTTGGTATCTTTCCAACCTTCTCCACCACCGGGAACCTTAACATCAGCTAAAGTCACTTCTACAGGATCCCATTTAACAACACCGGGATATTTGTAGAAGTGATTTAAAAGCTTGTACTCTTGAGTTTCAACTGTAGCTGAGGGCTTCTTTACTGTTTTAACATTGTAGACAGCTTGACCACCAATCATCAAAAGAAAATTGGATTTGGTCTTAGCTTGTATAGATTGATTTGTCCACCATGTCATTTAGTGCCTCTGATTAGTTGAATTTAGTTCCGTCTGGAGTGTAGTATTCTTGACCACCGATTGTACATTCAGCCCAGTCGTACTTAAAGCCAATATTTACTTCAATCAATTCGGCGTCACCATAAGCAAGGTCTCCGAATTCACATTTAGTCAAGATTGGGTTTTTAAGAACCCACTCTTCGATTGTCTCACCGTCAGCTCCAATTTGTTGAATAATAACTTCACCCAAAGCGTCAACCATAGAGTTTTTTGAAATAGATTCAAGCTTAGAGTTTGGTTGAGCTGGGACTACATATCCTGAATTTCTTGCGATTTGAGATAAGTGAGCAACAGCATCACGACCACCAGCTGGATCAACCAATGTCATATCAACGTCTGTCCACTCAACGTTTCCGGGAAAGTTGAATTGATGATTCAAGAATTTGTGTTGAACATTGGTAATAGTAAATTTAGGCTTTCCAGAAGACTTGGCCCACCAAATGAAAGCTGCCTGATCTCTACCACCCAAAAATACTTTAAATCTAAATTTTCTTTTAGGGTCTCCAAAGTCTGCGCCTTGTGCTCCCAAATCTGTACTCCAAAAAGCCATAATATAAATCTCCTATTTTACTTTAATTAGTTGGTTATACGAAATCCGCGCCGGTCTTTGTGATAACAAAGTCAACAACGATATACTCAATAGCACGAGCTGGCTTAATGAAGATCTTTGCATACATAATGTTGCGATCAACCAAGTCAGGAGTGGTTGTAGTTTCGTCCAATACAACTTTATAATCTGCCAATCCGAAACGTGCTCTTACGTCAGAAAGAATTGGGTTAACTTGCGCTCTGAAACGAGACCAAGTAACTTGCAAGTTTGGATCAAACAACAAGTTTTTAGAAACTGTATTAACACGAGACTTCAAGTAAAGAACCAAACGACGAACGTTGATACGATCCAAAGCAGAAGCGTCAGCTTGCAATGTTTTTTGTCCAAAGATTACAACGCCTTCAGCAGGGAATGTTGCAATTGGATTAATATTGATTGCATACAAATCGTCTCTCTCGCGAGAATCCAATCGTTGACGAGCCTGAATAACTTTAGGTCCACGAGAACCGCCCAAATATCCTAATCCGCCGCGACTAAAACCAGCAGGGGCAAACCATACGTCTGATTGAGATTGAGACTTTCCAAAGGCTCCTAGGGCCGCTACAGAAGGTGGAACCCAAACAAGCTTGTTGTTGTTCAAATTATCAGAGATTTGAACCCAAGGATAGAAAGCACAGCCATAAGAGGAGTTCATTTGTCTATCTTTCAATGAGGATACAGCAGTAGCTACACTTCCTAAAGAACCTTCTTCTGTATCGTCTTTAAGTCTTTCAGCAGAAGGTTTGTAGTCTCCTTCAAGATCAATAATAGCAAGAACGTCTTTTCTTCTCTCAGCAGTTTGAATCATGCGAAGAGTTACGTCTTCATTTTGGATACCCGGCATTAACAACAAGTTAGCTGGTACAACTTCTGGATCAGCAACAGAGTCCAAAGCTTTGTTCAAAGAGTATTTAACATAGCT